TAGGAAAACCAATGGCAGGTGATGTTAAAAAATTTAAAGTATACGTCAGAAATCCTGAGGGTAATGTTGTAAAAGTAAATTTTGGTCAGAAAGGGGTTAAGATTAAAAAAAGTAATCCTGAAAGAAGGTCAAACTTTAGAGCTAGACATAATTGTGATAATCCAGGACCTAGACATAAAGCAAGATATTGGAGCTGCCGTAAGTGGTAATTTGGTAAATCCAAAAAATTTTCGTATATTCTAAAAAAATTTTATTTAGATGGCAGACAAATCAATATTTAGTAGGTTACAAAAACTTTTTTCAACAAATACTATAATTCGTAAAACACCCGACGGGGTAAAGGTTATTGATACAGATGAGTATCAATCAATGACTACTAACCTTGTTGACCGTTTTATGAAGTTAAAGGTATCAAATTATTCAGGTGGTGTAGAATCGGGTTTAGCATATCAGCAAGTAAGAATCGACCTTTTTAGAGATTATGACTCTATGGATATGGACCCAATTATTTCTGCAGCACTTAATACATACTCCGATGAATGTACGGCAAGAAATGAATTTGGTAATGTACTTAAAATACATCACGAAGATGATAGTATAAAACAAATACTTGAAAATCTTTTTTACGATATTCTTAATATAGAACATAATCTTTGGATGTGGACTCGTAACTTGGTAAAGTATGGTGATTTTTATCTACAATTAGAAATGGCAGAAAATTTAGGTATTATAAATGTTTTACCTATGTCTACCTATGAGATGAGTAGAATAGAAGGTTTTGACCCAACTAACCCACAAAGAATTAAATTTGTGTACGCACCATACCAAAATCCATATAACGCAGTAGGTCAGACTGCTAAAAAGGAATATGAGAATTATGAAGTAGCTCACTTTCGTTTGAATGGAGATGCTAATTTCCTTCCATATGGTAAATCAATGATTGAGGGAGCAAGAAGAGTTTGGAAACAATTATCTCTTATGGAAGATGCTATGTTAATTCATAGAGTTATGAGAGCACCTGAAAAAAGAGTATTTAAAATTGATGTTGGTAATATACCACCAAACGAAGTAGATAACTACATGCAAAAAATTATTAACAATTCTAAAAAAGTTCCATTTATTGATGAAAGAACAGGTGAATATAATTTAAAATATAACATACAAAATTTAATTGAAGATTACTATATGCCAGTCCGTGGTTCCGATAGTGGTACATCTATTGATTCTTTGAAAGGTTTGGAATATAATATGACAGAAGATTTAAATTATCTTAGAGGTAAAATGATGGCTGCACTTCAGATACCAAAAGCATTTTTGGGATATGAAGAAGAAACAAATGGTAAAGCTACTTTAGCTGGTATGGATGTACGCTTCGCAAAGACCATTGAAAGAATACAAAGAATAATGGTTTCTGAATTAACAAAAATTGCAATTATACATTTATACGCACAAGGTATTAAAGATGAAAAATTAACTTCATTTAGTTTAGAATTAACAATACCTTCTAAAATATATGAGCAAGAAAGAGTTGAACTTTATAATTCAAAAGTACAATTAATTTCAAGCATGCAACAAACAAAAATGTTTTCTAAACCGTGGATGTATGAAGCAATTATGGGTATGGCAAAAGATGAGCAAGATGAAATGACATTACAGGTATTAGAAGATGTAAAACAACAATTCCGTTTAACACAAATTGAAACTCAGGGTGTTGACCCGGCTAAAGAGACAGGTACGGATGCACCTACAAATGTAGAAGAGGAAATAGCAAAAATAAAAGCTGAATTAGAACAGGAGAGTGTAGGTAGACCCAAAGACCCGGTAAGATACGGAAAGGATGACCATCCTGAGGGTAGAGACCCATTAGGAATCAAAACTTTAAAACAAAAAGAGGGTTCGGTACAATACAAACAGAGAAAAAATTCATATTTTGAAGTATTTAAAGATATGAATGGTGGAAAAAAGAAGATTTTGACAGAGAATTTGGATAAAGAGTAATAAACCAATAGAAAAATATATTTATATCAGAATAATTGTATAAATTAATGAAAAAAATTAAACATTCAAAATTTAAAAACACAGGTTTTATATTTGAATTGCTAGTAAGACAAATTACTGCAGAAATAATATCATCTAATAAATCAATAGCAGAGACTATTTTAAAAGAAAATTTTAATGGTAAGAAAGAATTGTCCAAAGAATTAAAATTATATCAATATTTGATTAATGAAAAGTATAATTCTGAAACAAAAGCTGAACAATTTATTAATACTATTTTAGAGGCAAGAAAAAGATTAGATGAAAAAAAATTGACAAAAGAAAAATATAATCTTATAAAAGAAATAAAAGGTAAATACAACATAGATGAATTTGTAAAATCTTCTGTTTCAAATTATAAAGTATTAGCATCAATCTATAAATTATTTGAAGTAGTAATATCCAAAGAACAATATGAACCAACGGATATAGTATCTGCAAAATTTACTGTCGCAGAAAATATTGTAAATACATCTATAGCAAATAAAGAACAAAAAATTAAAGATGCTATTTTAGAAGAATACAAAAAGCAAGATGAAGATTTAAGAGCAGTATCCTACAAATTATTAGTAGAATCATTTAATAAAAAATATAAAAACCTATCAGTAGAACAAAAAGATTTATTAAGGGAATATATTAATAACATAAATAATACTGGTAAATTAAATGAATATGTTTCAAAAGAAATATCTAAATTAGTTGAAAATTTAAAAGAATCAGGAACAAAAATTTCTGATAAAGTTACAAAAATTAAATTAGCAGAAACAATTGTTAATATAAAAAAAATAAAATCTGTTAAAAAAATTAAAGAGGAACATTTATCAGCAATGATGATGACTTATGAATTATTAAATGAATTAAAAGATAAAATTATAAAAAATGACTAATTATAGAATTTTTAATGCGAAAGAATTTTTAGCGGCAGGAGCTGGTACATCGGGTTCTTTAAATAAAGCATGGGGTGTAATGAGAGCTACATCAACATGTTCAGGTTCAGTAACATTGGAGGGTATTGTTGATAATAATTATAGTGGTAGTGTACAACAAACTACAAATTACTCAACATTAAAATTGGAATATTTACCTATTGGAACACCAATACCATGCTACGTTAAAACAATTACAGTAACATCAGGTATAGCATATTTATTAGCATAAAATAAAAAGGAGAATAACAAATGCCATCAGTAAGTAAAGCACAACAAAAATTTATGGGTATGGTTCATGCTACCCAAAAGGGTGATATGGATGCACCGTCAGCTGAAGTGCAAAAAGCAGCAGATTCTATGAAAAAATCAGATGCTAAAGATTTTGCATCAACAAAACATAAAGGATTGCCCGATAAATTAGAGGAGAGCCAAATTAATAAATTAAAAGAAATCTTGCGTAAAATCATTAGAGAAAGAATGTTAGGTGAAATGAACACTACCGCAAATATAGACGGGTATCAAACCCCATACGCATTTACTAAAAAAAGTGACGAGAAGAAAAAAAGTAAAAAGCAAGCAGATTTGACTGGGTATTCAGTTGTTAATGAGGAAAGTGATTCTGTACCTTACGTTAAATTATCAGGTATAGCACCACAAATTAAAGTTGCTGGAAAAGCATCAGATAAAAAAACTGCAAAAGTATCTGGTATGGAAGTAGCAACTGATAAGCCATTTAAAGAAACAGAAAAAAAAGTTAAACCAAATAAAGATATTTCACAATCTGTGGGAATGGAGTTAGTAAAGGAAAATCGTTGGTTAGAATTAAAAAGAGATGAATCAACTGCACAGGCAAAAATAGGAAGAGGTATTTCAAATATCAATAAGCAATTAAAAGAAATGGAAAGATTTCTTAATTGGTATGGTAAAATTAAAAACGAAAGTGGTGTAGATAACAAAGTATATTGGAAAAGAACTAATCATCATATTTATACTATAAAAGAGAGGTTAATCAAATTAGACCAAAAAATCAGACAAATTTCAGAATAAAATGAATATCAAACAACTCAAAGAGCTTATAAAGCAAGTATATAAAGAAGAAAGTGATTATCAACAAATGTTTAAACATATGTTAGATAAAACAGGTAAATCATTAGCAGATATGAATGATAATGAAAAAAAAGCATTTTTCAATGCTGTTGATAAAGCTTCAAAAGCAAAATCTGAAGGTAGATTAAAAGGTTTACCAGAGGAATTAACCGATAAGCAAAAGCAGATTGACGTGGATAAAGATGGAGAAATAGAAGGTTCGGATTTGGCAGCATTAAGAAAAAAATAAGATGAATAAGGGATTATTAATAGAAACCCATTTATTTGAAGCTAAATTAATAAAAGAAGAAAACGGAACGTATTTAGTTCAGGGGATTCTTCAAAGAGCAGGTGCGCCTAATCAAAACAAAAGAAGATACCCAAAAGAAATTTTAGAAAGAGAATGTGAAAAATACAAACAATTAATTAAGGAAAGAAGAGCATTGGGTGAATTAGACCATCCTGACTCACCTGTAATTAATCTAAAAAATGTTTCACATAATGTAAGAGAAATTTGGTGGGATGGAGATGATGTGATGGGAAAAGTTGAAATACTTTCCACACCATCAGGAAATATATTAAAAGAATTAATGAAAAATAACATTCGTTTAGGTATATCTTCGAGAGGATTAGGTTCTGTAAAAGAATTAAAAGATGGAACTGTTATGGTGCAAGAAGATTTTGAGTTAGTAGGTTGGGATTTTGTTTCAAATCCTTCTACTCATGGGGCTTTTATGGCACCTGTAAACGAATCAGTACAATGGAAACAAATTGCAGAAGAATGTGGTAGATGGTGTAAGGCACAAGATTTAATGAGAGAAATAATAATTGAACTTAATTAATATGGAAAAATTAAAAAATTTATTACCGGTCAAAAATATTCAAAAAGAAGATTTGGAAGATATGGAAGTTTTAATTCCATCACAAATAAAAAGATTTATGGAGAGAGTTACCAAAGCTTTGAAATCTCTTAATTTGTCAAGACCAAAAGAACAATATATTATTGCAAAATTAGTTGATGCATTAGGAATGAGCCCTTCAGATTTACAACAAGCAGTACAAAAATTAAAAAGGAATAAAATTGTAAAAAGATAATTATGATACGTTTAAAACATATATTAAAAGAGACTGAGGAGTTTCACCAACTACCTTCTGAATTAAAGAAACATTTTTTGGAAATCATTTCCACTTATGGTCAACATAGAGAGGGTATGAGTAGAAAATCTGATATTAGACAAGTCGCAGAAACACTTGGTGCAATAGCAGATGCTGCACAAGAATATACTTTGAGAGAGGGTGGTGATTGGTTTGATAGGGTAACTATTAAAAGAAATATGAAGGAATTAAAATATTTACAAGAAAAATTTGAAAAAGAAGCAGTTGAAGCAAAATCTCAAGAACAAAGATTAGAAGCCCTTTACGAAGATATGGGTCATGTATTAGGTAGATATTTTGAAATTGCAGATATTACAGAAGAACAAATGGCAGAAAGACTAGGAATCAAATGAGACTATCAGATTTTATAAAGGAAGAATATAAAACCAAAAAAAAAGTTGATAATAAAAAAAATATCAACGAAGGTATTTTTGGTATAGTGTTAGCACCTTTAGCAATTTATTATATTTCAAAGTGGTTAGCAAATATTTTTGAAAATATTGCTGATTATATGGATGGTAATAACAGTAAGTTAATAGATGCACAAAAAAAGATAGTGAATAAAATTGATAGCGATGCTCTTGCTAATAAAATTAATGCAGCATACGCAAGAGGTGCAAGTCCAGCAACACTTGCACAAATCTATGTTTCACATTCTACGATACAAGCTGAAATAAAAAAATTTAAAAACGATAAAAAAGTTCAAGAAGCTGGTGGAATAGAAGCATTAGAAGCAGAGTTAAAAAAAACAATGACAAATGCTTACGGTGATGCTGACTTGCAAAAAAAATCTGTGAAAGATTTAGAAAAACAATTAAAATAAAAAAATAGGTTTATGTCTTTAAAAATAGAAGCTCTTAGAGCAAAATACAAAGCACAACGATTAGAGGCTTTAGCAACGATACAAATTTATATGGAAAACGCAGCTGGTATTGGTGAACATCCACAAATCATAGAGGAAATGGATAAATTAGTAAAATCATTAGCAGAAGCAAACGATTGTTTGGAAGCCCTCAATGAAATAGAAAAGTTATAGTAAAAATTATGTTAATTACTAATGTTAAAGGTGGTAATATTGAATTCGCACTTAAAGATTACAAAAAGAAAATTCAATCTACAAAGCAAATAGAGCAATTGAGAGAAAGACAGACCTATACAAAACCATCAGTTAAAAATCGTTTAAAGATGGAGGAAGCTAAAAGAAAAAATAAATTTTTATATTAATTCTTTAGTTTTCTAAAAAAAATTGATATATATTATCAAATATCCCATTCTATATGGGATTTATTATTGAAACACAGTTGGTTAATGAATACCCTTCTCTATAAGGTGTGACCGAACAACCGACAATTACATATTGGAGTTTCCTTACCGAATAACTTCACAACAAATTTAAGGAGAAAAACAATGGCAAATTCAAAATTATTGAAAGAAGCAATTGCCGATGCTAAAGCTGTAAAAGAAACTGCATTAGCTAACGCAAAACTCGCACTTGAAGAAGCATTTACTCCCAGACTCCAATCTATCTTATCTCAAAAGTTAAGAGCAGAAGCAGAAGATGAGGAAAAAGATGCAGAAAAAGTTGACGAGGAATTAGATTCTTCAAACATTGGTTCTTCAACTTCTAATCCTAAATTAGACGCACATACTGAATTCGAAGGTGGTTCTACAAAAACTGCTTCAGGTGAGCCAGGAGCTCAAATGGCAGATTATAAAAAAGTAGCAGACATTAACGAAGAAGAAGGTATGGATGACGAAAAAGAAAAGCAAGACGAAATTGCTCAACTTAAAGCTAGATTAGCAGAATTAGAAATGGGAGACGATAATAAAGAAGAAAAAGATGAAATGTATCACGATGAAGAAAAGCCTAAAGAAGAAATGATGGGTGATGACGAAATGGGTGATGATGAAGAGTACGATGTTACCGGTGAGGAAGAAGAAGAAACCGAAGAAGATGACATGGACTTAGAAGCAATTATCAGAGAGTTAGAAGCTCAACTTTCCGAAGAGGACGATTCAAATGATGAAAAAGAAGAAGGTATGTACGAAGAAGAGGAATCAGATGAGAAAAAAGAAAAAGCTGACGAAAGCTATTCAGATGGTTCTGACGCTGGTACAGACAAAGGTGAAGACCCTAAAGTAGTCACCAACGA